ATCGGCAGCAGGTTCGATGCTCTCGGCGTAGGAGACTTGCAGGGCGGCTTTGGCCTCGGGCGAAAGAGTCGCAGGATCGAGTCCAAGAGAGGTGCAATAGTCTTCAAAGGTTTTCATGTTTGATGTGGCCGAAGCGGCAATAGAGACAGAGGATTCTGGGTCGCCTGGGATCGTTACCAGGGAGACCTCTTTAAGCTGCGATCGTTTCACGACGAGCACCGGTCCCTCGAAAGTGCGTCCGTTGCACTGGAGGGTCTGACCCTGCGGAATCGTGGAGTAAGTGAGGATCTTCACGCCGACCGAGGGTCGCCAAGGAAATCCGTTTCTCGCTCCCGATACAATCTCCTGCTGATCGACCGAGGGGACCGAAAACACTCCGGTGACGGAGAGCTTGGTTCCATCGTTGGCCACAGCAGTCAGATGGCCGACAGGCCTGGATTCGTCGTGGTCTCGATGCACTGGTCCGACCGGTGCGTCGAGGCCTGCTAGGTCAATCACCACCGGACCGTTCCACTGGATTGCAAGCTTGGGATGCATGACACCCCCGGTATAGGCGATCCCACTAAAACTGGGCAGCGCGTCGGGAGTGTTAGGGTCTGCGGCTTGCAAGGCGATGGAGTCGCCACTGGTGCGCAGTTCCAAGTTGCTCTTGGACGAGGCGACAATGACGTTGGCGTCTTGTCGCTTGCGTTTCGTGGTAGCCCGGATCGATTTGCTCATGGGGACGAGACTACCACTCGACCCCAAAAAACCGTCCAACAAGAGTTACAAATCAGCCTTCGCCCAGTCCGAGTCCGGAATGATCGCATAACTGGTCATCGCGACTTTTTCCGAGTTGCCGATCCACTTCGAAGCGGTCGCAAGTCCGAAGGCAGTGATCAGTTCCGTCTCTCGAGTGGCTCGCATCGAATGCCAAGGCACCGGCCATGGATCGAGTCCTGCCTTGCGAACAACCTCGAGAAATCGCTGTGTGATCCCCGAGTGCGAGAGGCTTGCGATCGTCGGCAGCAGCTCGACGCCTGGTGCGGGGAGCTCGGCAGCGATCTCACGGAATAGCGGGATCTCTCGGACCATCCCTCGCTTGGTGTCTGTGATCTTGATCCGTTTTAAGCCCCGGTCGATCGATGCTTGCGTGAAGTCGCGAATCTCGCTGGAAATCCGCAGGCCTCCGAATCGAGACAGCACAATCACAAGCCGCAGCTCAGGATCGTCGCAGGCCTGGAGGACTCGCTCGATGGTCTCCACCGAAACGAATCGTTTCTCTCGCACTGAGACCGTGGTCTTGAGTCGCTTGGCCGGATTGGCAACGATCCACCGATTGTCCTCGCACCAGCGAAAGAAAGCTTTCCAATCCTTGGCGATTTTTCCCCGAGTGGACGCACCTTGCTCGAGCGCATCATAGACGGTGGCAATTTCCTCCGGGGACACTCCATCGATTCGCCGATCACCGCAGGCATCGGACAGATGGGCCAGAGATCGACCAACCGATTCGGCGGTCGATGTGGCAAGCAGATCTCGCTTGGCGTTGAGATACTCGTCGATCGCAGTCCGGACGGTGCGGATGGATCCGGTGATGCAAGTGAGCTTGGATTTGATTTCCTGGTCCAGACGATCGAGCCAAAGGGCTGTTTGCCTTGGGATGGGTAGGTCTGCGGTCTGGGCGGCGATGATCTCGTCGACATGTCGCTGAATCGCGATCGCTTCGGGCTCGGTGATGCGTCCGAGCCAGATCGAGCGACGTCCGGCAGCGGTGTAGACTCGAAGGCGATAGCCTTGACGAGTCTTTGCCTCGTGCGTCAGCGAGCTCACGCTGGTTGCTCTTCGTACTCGGACACAAGATTGTTGATCGTGCTTTCCTTGAGTCCAAGCGACCCCAGGAACACTCTCGCTCGAGACGTCGTCCAGATTCCTTCCTCGATCTTACCGAGGGTGTCCTCGATCGCTCGCCAGTTGCGGGTGAGTTGCAAACGGGACATGTTCGCAAATTCCCCGGTTGGAGCGGGTTGGCTAGGATCTGGCTCGGCAGCGCCTGTACTTTGGGCCGCAGCTCCGGGCGCACCAGAAGCACTAGGAGCACCAGGTGCAGCGCCTGCAGGAGCGGGTGGCCTGTCAGGATTTACCCAGCCTTCCTCGACGAGCTGCTGCGCGTGAGCTTCGGGGTCGATGTTCTGCTCGATTAGGTATTGTTGACGAGTCTTAAGACCGGCCCGGATCAGTTCGATGTTGACGTCTGCGATTTCCGCAGGATTCACATCTCGCTGTGGTGGCCATCGCCAAACCTTGGGAATCTCATCGGTCGGTTCGATCGCTGGCAAGTAGCCGTCCATAAGCAAGGCTTCATCGAGCCACCAACCGAAGATCCGGTCGAGGGCTTCGATTTCCCACCACTGGGATCGCTCAATGGCAACTGATTCGTGATAGGTCTGGTGGTCCAACCGGCCTGAGGAATAGTTGTACCCGCTTGAATCCGCGAGGACTTTGTTTTTAGGCATGTGTACGCAACGTGCAATCTCGCCAAGGATCGCATTGCGGAATTCGGTATAGGTCGTCACTGGTTGCTTCGGATCGAACTGGACCATCTCCCAGCCTTTGGGCAGGCTTGTCATCAGTCCTCGATCGATCTGCACGAAGTCAAACGGGTCGATGTCGTCAATCCCGTCGGACGCAGAATCGAAGGCATTGGACTGAGTCTTGAGAATCGCCGAGAAGTCCGCAGCATTTTCGGCAGCAGTGATCACCGCCAGGGTGTATCGACGCAGCATGGCGAACAGCGGCAAGGCAGGTGTCAGCTCGGGAATTCCGCGCATCTGTCCAGGTCGCTCGGCGCGGAATAGGTGGATAATGTCGTCGGGGTCGACATCCTCTTTTTCGAATGCATCCAGCGGCCATCGGTCGCCAGGGTGTCCTTTAAGGATGTGGTAGACCGTTGGATTTCCAAAGTCGTCGAACTCAATACCGTCTACTTTGTTTGGCAGTCCGTCGGCGAAGCAAGGCGTCGCAAGTTGGTCGCACTCGATGACTCGTAGATCCAGCTTTACATCGTTCTTTGATCGCGGGTTGTTGCCTTTGAGTATGACGGTCTCACCATCGATAACCTTAGCGATCCGGGCAGTGCGAAGCTTGCTCGCCAGCCGCACGTCCTTTGCCCATTTGCGCCACTTTGCCTCGATCATGCGAGAGGCAGTAGTGTCAGGGAGCATCACCTGTAGACTTGGCCCGGTCGAGATGCAATCGTTGGCCAGGGTCAGAACTACCCCCTTCGCGAAGCTATTGTTTTCCATGCATTCGTAGCGAGATCGCTCGCGCAGTGTCTTGCGCACCGAGACCGAGTTGGCCGCAGCAGCGGAGAGATTGTCGGCGTATCGCCAGTGCTTCGATGTCTCTGCGGTGTTGGCCGCAGCATCGTAAGAGGCCGACAGCGAGTCCATTCGCTTGGCTCGATCCTGGACCCGACGAGCGGCAGCCAGGGCCTTTGTGTCGATCGGCTTTCCGTATTGATCGAGCAGCATCATAAGACTAGCTCTTTGGCTGAGGATTCATGAACAGAAAGAAAACCACGGCCCCACCGAGGATGAGAGTGGCCATCGAATTGAAGATCAGGCCAGCTAGCAGGAGGAACCAGCCAGCCCCAAAAAACAGATGGCGCGATGAGGCCGTGGTAAGGGCTCGCAGGATCGATGTTATCAGTACGGTGACCCAGCCAGGCATCATTGACCTCTTGCCGATCCAGGGATCATCTTGGCGAACAGGACTCCGCGGCGTGGCTTGGAGGCGTTCTGGTTGTTGGCCAGTTCCTCACGAGCCTCGCGCATGTCGGCCATCGACCGATTCGTCACGGTCACGCCGTCAGCCGAGACGCTCTGCGGGGCGGCGGCAGCGTCGGCGATCTGTTGATCAGTGATTGCTGGAGTGGTCATTTGGTTTTCTTGCTGGAGGTCTGGAGGGATGCGAGTCGATCGAGAGCTGCGGCGCGGCGCCGGTCGGCTTCGTCTTGTCTAATGACCTCGACGATCTCGGCGATCTCAGCCTCTAGCACCGCATCGCGATCGGTCGAGACCGCACCAGAGGGGGCCAGTGCGGTGAAGATCGAGGACTGCGAGACGGCTCCCTTTGGAGGTCGCTTGGGGTTCCACCAAATTGCAGCCAGGAGCAGAAAGACAAGCACGATGAGAAGAAAGAACAGGGTCATGAGCGGATTACCTTGAGTGCGACTACGAACAGAAGAACTAGGAAAGCGATCGCACAGAGGCCTGCGAGGATTGCTTCGCCGGGATTCCAGATCCAATACAGGAGGGATTGGATTGGGTCTTGGTCTTTGGGTCGCAGATTGGGGAAAAGCTTTTCTCGCTCCGGATTCAGGAGAGGCACGCGGCTAGGTGGGCAATTGCCGTCAGGACAAGCCGGATCAAACTCTTGAGCCATCGGAGGGCTAGGGTCTTGAGCTGGTTGAGTAGCTTGCTGTTGAATCTGCGTTGATTCTTTGAGGGCTGCATACAGGCCGGACGCAGACGAGGGGAGCGACGAGGATCCCGCAACGTAGACATGTCCGCCACGGGCATCGGTGAAAACGACCGCCGGAAATTGGTCGGTGGGTACAACGCCACCAAACCGTTCTCTGTACAGCGGATTGTCTTTGGTGTAGGCCTGGAAATTGACGTTCTTGCGCAGGTCGGACAACTGCGGATCACGATTGACCCAGTCGAGCAATCTCTGTGACGCCTGGTCCGTGCCAACGAAGATCGCCAGCGAGTACTTATTGGCCCAAGGCGTGGAAGTGACTGTGACCTGGCTCCTTGCTGGCTGCGAGGGCGAAGCTCCGGCCTGCGCGAACGGCAGCAAGTACACTGGATTGCGAGTGAATCCAGGCGTCTTGATCTGATCGCAAGGTGGACAGTAGACGTCTTGTCGCTTGATTTCCCGAGCTGCACTCTCGTTGACTGGGACGCTGTTGAGCGGTGCGTTTCGCAGCTCGTCGTAGCTCACTCCCCCGGGTGCAAAAGATCGCTCGACTGGTTGATCGATCCCGAGGGATTGTTCAATTCGCGGAGCAACTCGCTGGCCCACGACAACGCACAGAGCGCTAAACAGAGCCAGAGCCACCAAACCGAACGAAAGCACGATTTTGACACGTTGTCCCCCACCAGGGCATTCTTGGCAACTTACCATTTCCATTGATCCTCGACCGCTTTGTACGACTGAAAAACAGGAGGGCTCGGAGGGTCGTAAAGCGTGGTCAGCGCGAAACCTCCGTAGCCAGCCCAAGCCCTGTGAAACTGCGATCGCTCGACGAACTCATAACGATCGGTTTGGTTGTTGTCCAAGATGCAAGCGTAAACCTTGCCGTCAGTCCCTTTGGCCCAGCCGACAAAAGTGCAGCAGTGCGACGGCTTCCACCAGAGAAGAGCACCGCGCCGAGCGTTGTGCGCATCATCGAGCAATTGCAGATTGGCTCGCTCGGTGTAGGCGTAAGGGATTTTTGCTGCATCGAGTCGACGTCGAAGTTGGTCGGTCCACTCACCCCCGGAGTACTGCGATCGCCACCACTTGGCTAGCTCGATCTTGTTCTGCCAATGGAGCATCGAGGAAAGCGACGCATGAACGCAGCTCCCCTCGTTGGCTTGACTCAGCCAGTTTTTCTGGCGGAGTGACATCGGTGGGTTGATCGCCGGGGTTTCTGCCCTCGGAGCAGGGAGCGAAACATAAGACGGAGCAGGGGCGCACCCCATGGCCAGAAGCAGCCAAAGCAAAATGACGGTCACATGATTCTTCGCCATGTTTGAGACAATTGAGTAGTAGGTCCGAGCAGATAACAGGACCACCGTACCGCAAAAGCCTCAAAAATCGCCAAACGGAGGTTACAAAAAGAAAGTGTGTCTAATCTCCCGATTGTTCCCATTGGGGGCGGGAAGGGGGGACCTCTGAGAGGGACCCGCGAAATTTTGAGCTCAAAACTTTTTTGCGTTCGAATCCCCGAAAACTTCTGGGCCCTAGCAGGAAAATGCCAAAAAGCCTGGAGAATTGGTAAATTCGCTGCGATCCGGAGAAGCCTCGGCGCATCGACTTGTTTAAGTTCTGTTGGGTCTATTCCACTGTCCGCACGCTCCGCAAGCCTTCACGTAGGCATCCCAGCAATCGGGATGGACCCCATCTTCATCGCTAGCCCAAGCTTCAATGCCATCAAGCAAGTTTTGCAGTAGCTCGCGAACCTCTAACTCGGGACTGTAATTCGGGCAGGCTGTGTGGTGGCTGAGAATCAGCGCTGCTGACTGATTGTCTCGCCCCCATGTTGCGCATTCGCACAAACCCTGACTGACCTGTTGATTTTCTGATGCCATTCTCTTTCTCCTGTCGTGGTGGCTGCGTACCAAGCGCCGTACGCTCCTGGTGAAACCGCATTTTATCCCATGTTCCTCGATGTAT